GTTGACTGTAGCATCAATTGCATCACTTGTAGTAATTGCACTTGTGTTAGAAATAGGAACTTGGGCTGTCTTAATAGGCACAGAACTACCTGCGGTTCCAGTTGCAAATCCTGTAAGGTCTATAAGTTTTACTTGAGTATCAGTTGTTACAGTAAAATTATAAACGTAACTATCCGTTCCTGCACCTGTAATATTTACAGCACTACCTCCTGAAGTTAAAGATACTTTAAAATCATTAGTGCTTTTATCTATTACAAAATAAACTGTGTATGTGTTTAGTCCTGTTGGTATTGTATTGTTTGTAGTAAAGACTACTTTATCTCCATTAGAATAACCATGACTACTAACAGTAATAACATTTGTTGATGTGTTGACGCTAATACTTCTTTTAACTACAGTAGCCGCAGATTTAACACCACCTTTAATAATAAAAGCATACGCTTCATCTTCAGATCGTCTTATCGTATGTATAAAGACATCATTAGAGTTGGCAGAGGTAACACCTGTTATCTCAGCAACATGCTCAGTACAAGGTCTTTTCTCTAGTCCACGGGTTATGTGTGACAAACCATTTTCCTGAACTTGACCTTGCGTTGGCATACGCAGGGTTGCAGGTTGTTGTGAAACCCCGTTAATAAGACTAGGTATACTTCCAGATATTAAAGGCATTAGTTAGTTTCTGAAGAATCTACAAGGTTACGAGTTAATCCGTATGTAGAATTTACATCTCGATCTACTACTCTAAATACATCATAGTTATCAAATATGTTGTAGTCAGCCACATCACCTTCGTACTCAAGTAATGCTTGCCATGAGTTCATTTCATCTTCTTGGTAAAATCTATGTAACTCACCTGACCCTACTACTCTGTCGTGGAATATTCGGGCCGATCTAATTGCTATGTACCTACGTGCAGGTTCAGGTAGGTCTTCAAATACAAGAAGTTTAATTTGGTTTACTGTAACTTTGGTTGTAAATATAAATGTTTGTTTTTGTCTATCATATAATTTACGACCACGTTCTACTATATCTGTATCACCATTTCTTACTCTTGATGTTGTGTCTACTCTAAGTATATCTGGGCTTAACTTTATTTCACCATACTGGTCTACACTCATTTGTACATCAAGATCAGTATTGAATATCCACCCTCTTGACTGGATTGCTCTTGATACATTGTCAAGAATCTGTTCTGCAATAGAGGCATCAGATAGTCCAGCAAGGTCATTCATGTTTTGTATTGGTTGTTCACCAATGCTGGTCAACATGGTATTGACAGCCTCTAGTTTAGTTGTTGGACTAAGACTCATGATACCTTTCTGTATTTATTTGTTTTTGTGTTTGTCATAAAGTCACGATGTGGTTCTTCTCTTGATCCCCACTTAAATGAACCTTCGTTGTAAATGCTTTTAAACTGGTTTGGACTAAACATAATATAAGACCAATCGGGGGCACCCTTGTCCTCTACTTGATTCCAGTATTTAATACCATCGTAACCAAGGTCATCTTGTAAGAACCTCATGAGACCTTTTAACCTATAATACTCTACATCTGCTTTGTACAATAATGATATATCTTTTCCTGTCTCTTTGTCCATACCTTTATCATCAGCAGTTTCCCAATTAACGTCACTAATGTCTTTATTTTCTTCTTCGGCTATTTCTTTTGCATACTCAAGTATTTGGTCAAGGGCTGTGCCAGATCCCATGTCTATAGTTGTAGGATTATTTACACCATATTCTTGAGAGTCAATAGAATATGTATATGGGTTACCCAAATCATCTTTGTGTTGAGATAGTAAACTAGGTTTTGTAGTTCCATAATTTCTTATAGCATGTCCTGTTTCTGGGTCATACTCTGTTTGTCCACTATTCTCAGATGCAAGGTGTTTCATTATTACATCAAAATGCCAATTGAACTTTTCTTCATTTATTACCAGAGGGTTGTTCATTTTCATGAATCCAGGATACCACCTAGACTGTGGTGCAAACGGAGTCTGCCCTTTTACTGCTTCTTTAAATTGTTGTCTTGTAGGAAGCACACCCCCGTCTGTCATAACATCTTTATTACCATACTCTTTACCGTATAGAATATCTAAGGCTTGACCAGGACTTCCCATGTGTGGTCCAATTTCTTGTTCTTCAAACTCTTGTCCAAATTTGTCAGTGTCCTTTAAGTGCATCTGAACAAATCCTTTTTCTCTATCTATAACAGCAAATGTGCCATGTAGAATTAACTCAGGCCAACCAGATCCATCCATTTCTGTTACGACAGAGGGACCATCAGGAACTGCGTAACCATCAGGGTCATGATACCACCATTCTCTAAACGCCTCAGTCTGCATCATTTCAAAGGCTTCTTTTGGGTAAGTCATTCTATTTACGTTTTCCCATCTTGTAAGAAATCCTTCAGACTCTCTGTTAAACTGCTCTACATGAAATCTTTCTTCTTCATCTGTTACTAAAATTTCTGGGTTAGTAGCGTAGTCTAAAGGAGTGAAAAATTTACCCGCTGTTTTCATAAGCCAGTTACGTGGTTTAACACGATAGCGATCAGCACGATGGGCTAAATAGTATTCATGAGTCATTTGATCATAAGTTTGATCAGGCTCACTATGAACCATATCTTCAAACTTAGAGTGTTCTATAGCCCCACGTTTTCTATATTCTCTGGAAATAACTTGACTAGATGGTGGCTGTATTTCGTTATCGTGTACATTTGTTAAACCATCTAATTTTAGTGAATCTTTTTTAGCCATGATGAAAAAAAAGGGAGAACCCTAGTTAAAGAGTCCTCCCTACGGAGTTACAAAGTAGCCATTAACTGTACTGAGTCAATGCTACAGCACACGCAGGTCGCAATATGTTGTGACCCATTGCGTACTTGGACACCATTAAGGTACCCTGTCGGTTAATCTGATACTCTGATTCAACAGACATATCCATTAACTTGGCAGTTGCTACTGCATCCTGTGTCATGACGAGAGCACGAGTTTCCATACCTACTGTGTATGGACGTTGGTTGTCTCCTGAAGCAAAATCTTCAGTCCCTGCTCCCGCAGGAATGTCATAAATGGATGTGGTAGGACTAGCCGCAGGATTACCTCTTCCAGAACCAGTAGTATTAGCTAGTGGTACTGGTGAAGTTTGTGCACCATCTTTGTGTGTAGATGGTCTAGCTGCAATCGCTGGATTGCCAGCAGTTCCATCATGTGTCCACAAGTTGGATACCCAGGTAGACCCAGAACTAAAGTAACCTAAGTTACTCGTTACATAAATAGGCATACCAAGAATCTGTGGTACAGTACCCTGTGCAATCGATCCCCCTCCTCCAACATCTCTGTTGAAGATAGCAAAGTCAACCATGTCAGTTGCACTTGAGACTTTAAATAAGTCATAGTACATGTCAACAGGCATGACAACGAAAGGATCACCTGGGACGTTGTAGTTATCAAAGATACGTCTAGCATCCATGATAGCCTGAACAATGTCTTTTGGTTTTCTTACGTCAGCGGCAGCATCTCCAATAACTACGTTAGGTGTGAAGTCTTCATCACCAAATGCACTATAGTCTTGGATCATACCTGAGACAGCCGCAATGGTAGCGTTCTCACATATAGCCGCTTTGATAGCCATACGTAAGATATTCTCATCTGCAACTTTTGCTAGAGCATAACCTGCTTCTTGCGTGTAGACGGAGCGAATGTCAAAGTGTTGCATTGCTTCGTCAATGTTTGGAATGAATTGTGCATTAATGAGCAAGTCATCAATGGTCACAATACGTTCACCTTGCTTTGCTTTGCTTGGAACGATTTCATTCCCCGGAGTGTGGTATGAAGCATCTCGATACTTTCCTGTCATCGGGAACTGTGCAGACTTTCCTTTTGAGATAGTTCGCACACGATGCAAAGGCATCATAATATTTTTACCTTGGAAAGCAGTAAGAACTTCACCAGCATACAATTTTAGATATAACGATCTAACGTCACCTGAGTCATTATTTTGACCAGAACGATGTATATTGGAATAGTTTGTAGCCATATTAATCTCCTATGTGGCTTTACTACTTAACTAATGATGCTTGAAAGTTCACCAGAGTTATCCCACGCATGGGGCAATGATTACTATTTTAGCTATTAGTTTATAACACTGTCGAGTTACTCAACATTTGTGTCACTTGTGCCCTATAAGCGGGGTCACTCGCATACTTTGGATTCTTCATAGCCTCTGTAACCTGGGCTAAAGATTCAAATCTTGGAGCAGTAGATGGTACTGATTCACCTGTCATGAGCCTGGGTGGGATACCTTCTGCATTCTGCATTCTCGCCATAAGACCTTGTACAGCAAACATCGCATTAGGATCAAGGTTTTCAATTGAGTTGTTGAAGGCATTTAATTCCCACTGTTGTAAATTATTATTAGCCCAATCTAGCATAGCATTGTAATTGTTTTCACCACCAACTGACTGATATATCTCTGAAATACTTTGGTCAGCAATTGCTTCTTGTCCTGCTAACCATGTATCTACTACGTTGTTTGGTATACCAGCTTCATTTAATGCAGTATATGCGTCATCAGATAGTTTACCTAACTCATTGTACTCTTGTTGGAATACTTCAATATCAAGATTTCTATCGTCTAACAACTGAGCAACTTGAGGTACACTTGTATTCTGTATATCAACTGACTCTTGCTCTGCAACTTCTGTTTGTTGTGTATTCTCTTGTTGTTGAGATACTTGTGTATACTGTTGTTCTAGCTGATTGTAAGCGTTAAGTAAATCCTGTGGTGTTCCAAATTTGTCTGGCAACCACTCAGGTCTGCCTTGTTCTGACTGCTGTAACACAAGTTCTTCACCTACATCACTAACCTCTACAGGATTATCAACCTTGGCAAGCATTTCATTTATGTGCTCTGGTGAACCTGCTGAGTGTACACCTTCTGATTGTCCTGTTTGTAATTCTTCCATATATTATTGTTGTTGTACGGCCTGGATCATCTCCTGAACCATCTCAGGATTTTCTCTAGCACCCTCTGACATACCTTTAGCTACAGCAGGTGTTGCTCCTTTAACCATGTCTTGCATCATTTGTTGTTGCATTTGAGCTTGTTGCTCTGCTTGCTTTTGCTCTGGTGTTTTGATGAGTCCACTTGTGTCGATGCCAAGTGAAGCACCAAGCCTATCAATATAATCATCAAGATTTAAGTTACTCATGATTGCCTCTGGTCCCAAAGGTCCAAGATACTGTAGGAACTGAGATAATTTATTTAGATCCTGTCCACGACCAAGAGCTTCAATACCTGTGACAACCTGTGGCTTGACCACACCCTTTGGAAACTTAGGCATCTTCTTTGCTTTAGTCATCTTGTCCATGAGTATATTAATTAGTGGTAACTGGAACTCTTGAGACAAGACTGAATACACACCACCTAGAGCAGACTCTAGTTCTTGTGCCATGAACCTAACTTCTTCTGCTGTAACTCTCTCAGCATTACGCTGTACAGAAGAGTTTAAAAGAAAAGCAAATGATAACCTATCTCTAATTTGTGAGATTGTGTCAAGAGCAATACGAAAGTCTTGACTTTTCTGAAGTTGTAGTGTAGACACATCATTAGCATCTCCTTGTACAATTGCACCACTTGGTGACTTAGCTAATGTATTAATTCTTGTGGTTCCATTGGGCCGAACCATAAACAATACTTTAGCAGAAGCCGCAGATCCTTCTACAATTGCTTGTGTAAGAGCTTCAAGGGAGCGTAAATCTCCCAGATACTCCTCCACGAGACCACGACCATAAGATTCTCCGTCAACTCGACTGAACCTAAGTGGTATAAATGGGTTCTTATCTTTGGGGTATTTACCATAACTGTCTGGTATTGGTACATTCTGTACTTCCTGATGTATGTGCCAGTGTTTACCTTTGTCACAAATGTAGGTGTAAAGGTCGTATGGTTTGTGGGGTGTCTCTGGTGCTAGTTCACTAGGTTCTGGTAGTCCTAGTGTTTCTCTAGCTTCTTTTGTGAGTGTCTTAGCATTGAGAGATTCCTTTGTAATCATGTACAACACATTACCCATAGGATCACGCTTTACTACATAGCGATCCAAATGAAACACACGCATCTGTCCTTCGTCTGGGACATAGAGTAGCACGTTACCTGTGACAATCAAGTGTTTAATTGCTTCAAACACAGGTACACGATATGCTTCACTCTCTATCATCTGAAGTGTAGCACGTTCAATCTTAGCTAAACCTTCTTCTACTGGTCCTCTTTGTTCTGGACCGACAAGTTGTTCTATATCAAAGTCATCTATTGTCAGTCTAAAGAATGGAGAGTTGGGTGGTAGTAGCGTCAGAAGTAACTTAGCCGCTAAATGATTAACACCTCGTGCACCTACTGATTGAAAAGGTGTAGAGTATTGTGTTGAGTATGTATCACCTTGCTCACGTATTAACATAGGGATCGTGAGTTTAGCACACTCTCTTGCCCTATCTAAATAGGATTCACGTTCTCCAAAGCAATTTTGGTACATGCTTGCAATGGAAGTCTCATTGCTGTATTCCATTATGCAGTCTTACGTCTTGCATATAGTTTCTGTTTACCAGTGGCACCTTTTCTCTCTCCAGATTCTAAGTCACCTTTCTTCTTGGCACCTGACGTACTACGTTTACTAGAACCAGAGTAGTTTGCTGAAGAACTTTGAGCGTCTGCACTGCCTCCACCCCCACCTCCACCTGTAAAAATCTTTCCAATTTCACCAAGGTTATGCTGTAATCCGCTTTCAATCTGACCACCTAAAGTTTGCAGACCTTTACTAAACCCTTGTACTACATTGTCAGCACCAGCGGCAATACCTCG